GGCATGGGACGCGCCAAAGCCACGCCACCAGCCGAGGCGGTAATCCTGCCGCCCGAGCTCGACGATGACGAGGATTGCGGCGGCGGCGGCATCCCTGATGAGGATGGCTGGATCCACGTACAGGAGCAACCGCGTGACGAAGAAAAGCCCAAGCGGCGTCGGCCTGCTCGACGCCGTTCGCAAGGAAATGGCTGAGGTGCGGCACGGACCTCCCTCGTGGTGGGAGCGTGTCGCACCGGAGCACCTCGCAGAACTCAGTGCGATCAAGGCTGCGTGGCAGTCGGGCGAGCTTGGCACCCGCAAGAAGACGTTGGCCCGCACCATCTCCAACAACCTGCGGTCTCGTGGCATCTCTGACATAGGGTGGCAAGGAGTTCTCACATGGCTCGACGTAGCCTGAGCGATGATGTCGCCAGCGACCTGGCCGCCGCGTCACAACTCGCCACCGATGCCGAGATTGCACGGCTGCGTTCGGAACTCGCCTCGTACCGAAATCGGTACAAGGCCGCCTTGTCGCAGATCGACCGGGAGCGCGAGCGGGCCGACGCTATATCGTCGCTCCAAGGCGTGCAGCCGGTGCCCTTGACCAAGTCTGTCAAAGGCAAGAAGAGGTCGCGGCACGCAGCCACGGCGATCCTCATGCTGTCGGACGTGCACTGCGAGGAGCGCGTACTTCCTGAGACCGTAAATAACGAAAACGACTACTCGCTCGACGTATGTCAATCGCGGCTGGCCGAGCTCGAGGAGCGGTTTTTGGATTGCCTGCACCACGAACGCAACCAGGCCGACATCCGCCGCGTGCTGATTTGGTTGGGCGGCGACTTCATCACGGGCCACATCCACCCGGATTGCGTCGAAGTGGCCCAGCTTTCGCCCATGAACGCCACGCGGTGGATCGCCGAGCGGCTGCGTGGACTCATCGACAACGTGGCTCAGCACGCCGACGAGGTGGTGGTCTGCACCAACGCAGGCAACCACGGCCGCAGCACCGAGAAGAATCGCATCGCCACGGAGCTGGACCACTCGTGGGAACAGTTGATGTTTTTCACGCTGGCCCGCGAGGAGAAGAACAAGAACGTGCAGTGGCGAATCGCCGAAGGGCACCTCGGCTACGTCGACCTCGACGGATTCCTCGTACGCACGACCCATGGGCACTCAATCCGGTTTGCTGGTGGCGTCTACGGACTGGCCTTGCCAGCCTCCAAGGCCATCGCCCGGTGGGACGCGGGACGCAAGGCGAATCTGACGATCTTCGGGCACTACCACTCGTTCGGCTGGCTGCGTGGTGCACGCTACGTGGCGAACGGGAGCGTCATTGGCCACAGCCCATACGCCGAGAGGGTCGCCTCACCAGAGAGGCCATGCCAGGGCATGGCAATCATCGACCACGGCCGCAACGAGGTGACGCGTGCGTATCCACTGTTCTGCGACCGCGACCTACGGACGCAGAAGGCTTGACGCATGGACTACGAATTGACTGACGAGTACATCGCCGAGGCCCGCCAGCGAGCGTATCGCTATCAGGGGCAGTGGTGCGGCACATCGGGATCGCTGGCGGCGGATGTCGCTCGACTCCTGATCGAGAGGAAAAAGATGCAAGGATTTCTTACGGATTTAGAGAGCAGCAACGCACAACTGCGGGCAGCAGTCGAGAACCGGCTGGCTGGCCAGCCCAGCGTCGACGAGACCGACGCCGCAGGTGGCGAGTATGCCGACTGGATGCGAAACACATCTGGCGGATGCTGCGACGGCGGCAAGTGCCACACTCCAAAAGACAAAGCGCCGGAGCGGTGGCGCGAGATCACGCAGGCGTCTGCCGAGAAGTACGCAGCCGAGCGGCTCACGGGCGACAGCCTGCTGGCGGACCAGGGCGACATCAGCCCGGCCGAAAGGTTGCTTCTGGATGCCATCGACGTGGTGCGTGACAGGCGGCCAAAGTACGGCGGGCCGAGGCATCACTTCCGTCGCACCATCGGGATGATCAACGCCGCTTTTGCCGATGTGCTGAAACGCCCGCTCACTGAAAGCGACTGGGCGATCTTCATGACGTTCGACAAGGTGGCACGATTCCTCGGGCCAAACAAGACGGCAGATGGGCCGATTGACCTCGCTGGATACGCTGCCTGCCTGGCGGAGTGCGAAGCGGCAGAGACCGCCTAGTCTGGCGGCTTGAGTAATAGACCGGGTGCCGGGTAGAGCGGCGCGGGTCCCTCCTTTCCCGCGTCGCTCCCCGTCATCCGATCCTGGGCAAAACGTCGCAAGCCTGCGGGCCACGGTCGGTGATGCGCCTGTCGATGTACCACCGGTTTGTGATGCGTGGGCTTGAATGGTCGAGGAGTTTGACGGCGTCGCCGCCGAGAGCCGCGTAGTGAGACGCTGCGGAGCGGCGTAGCTGGTGGAACGCCAGCCGTCTGCCGTGGCCGAGGCCTGCACGGGCTACGATTTCCGCGTATCGCTTCCACAGGTGGCCGCGATTCTGCGGCCACTCAAGCAGCCGTTTCTCGCCGCGTGCTTTCCAGACGAGTTCGCACGTCGCGGCGGAAAGGCGGTGCGGCTGGTCACGCTTGCCCCCCTTCCTGTACTCCGCACGCACCAGCAGGATCGGCGGTGTCAGGTCATCGGCAACGCACTCTAGGATCGCCCCGATCCGTTCGGCCGTCTCCCAAAGCACGGAGATGAGAGCGGGAAACCAGACGCCTGCGGGCACAGAGCCTACGGAGCCGCGTGTCGCTGCCGCTGACCGCATGAGTGCCTGCAGCTGGTCGATGCTCCACGCCTGCGGAACGCGTTCCGGTAGCGGAGTCGGAGGCACCTCGGGGCGGGTGTCCACGATGCGCCGGTCTGCTGCGAACCGCCACAAGGCGCACAGCTGACTCCGCTCCTTCTCGGCTGTATACGCTGACCGAGTGGCGGCGCGATGCTCCAGGTATCGCGAGAGCAGGAGTTCGGACAGATCCTCGGTTGTCGCCGTGTAGTTCAGCCACCGGCTGAAGGACCTCAGCGTGCAGCCGTACAGACGCGACGTGTTCGGGCTGCGGCCTCGCAGCCGCAGGGGGCGGTAGAAGTCGGAGAACAAAGTGGTGAGCAGCATAGGTGCACCTTGAGTATGGGCCGTGCATCCTTGCCTGCCGTGTGATTCGATCAGTCAGAAGAGGGGAGAGGGTTTGCCCCGCACGTTGCGTGGTTTCGGTCGTGACGATTGTTCCGCCGAATCCTGTCCCCGCCATTCGACGTCCCGCCTGTGGCTCATCGTCACAGGCGGGACAGTCGTTTGAACCGATAGTACGGGAGCGAAAACAATGACGCAAGAAAAAATGTGGATTAGTGTTCCTGAAGCGGCGGAACTCCTTGGCTGCACAGACGTTTGGGTGCTCAAGTTGATTCAATCCGGGACGCTCGACGGCTTCCGGTTGAACGGTCGCGCGTGGGCGGTGAGGAAAACGAGCGTCGAAAAGAACGTGCGCGAGTACGAGACCCGAGACCCCACTATCGCAGGGCGGCGACGGTCAAAAAGCGGCTGAGGATTATTGACTCACCTCGTCACGGATGCTACGAATGAAACCGAACGGCCAGACTGGAGATAGTCCTGTGGTGTACCTGTCAACCCTAGAGGCGGCGCGGCGGCTGCGATGCTCGTCGCCAACCGTGCGGCGGCTCGCGAAGAGCAGAGGCGTCGGCATACGCGTCGAGCGAAACCGGCTGGTGGCCCTGACCCTGGCCGACCTGGCGGCCATCAAGCCGCTGCTCCACGAGACCAGCGGCAACCCGGTTTGGATCGCCTCGCGGGGCAAGCGGCTGAAATGAAATCTCCCTATATATGGAGATTTTCGTGAGGCCCGTTTCACCTTCTTAGCGGCTCGGTTTTCGCGGCAGGCGACGTAACCTGTTTGCCCGCAAGGGGTTTGCTGCCCGCGAAAACGTGCGGGAAAACGCTTTTTGCCGCGATAATTTTGGCGGCAGGGTAGGACGCACCGCGCTAGCCTCCCCCGCGCGTATGCGAAAAGGCCCATATATAAAGGGAGTTGACACAGCGGCGATGCTGGAGCCATGCCGCTGACTCGCATCCACATCAATCAGCACGTCATCCGCCGCAACAAGCGGGACGGCACCGACGAGCCGCCGATCACGGTGAAGCAGGGCCGCACGAACACCTACTGCCGCTCGGTCGAGGTGCTGGGGCCGAGCCGCGTCGTCTACTCGCCCTGTCGCCCGCTTGCCTGCGGGGCAAAAGTCTGGATTGAGACCGACGCCGAGGTGGTTCTGGAAGGCGTCGCCCCACCCCCTGCCCCGTGAAACCGCGTTTTACCGGGGGAAAAACAGCCCTAAAAGTTTTTTTGCGAAAGCCTATTGACGCGAAAAGCCGATAGGCTATAATGAAACCATGACGCGGCGGACACCGCGACAGGACAACGAAACGGAGACACGAACGATGAACGCCAAGACCAGCAAGACCCCGAGCATCCCAGCGAGCGACGACCAAGGCCGGATCAACTGGACGTTCGACGTTGAGGTGGCCCACGTCGCCCGGCTCCGCGAGGAGCAGTTCAACGAGGCCAAGGCGAAGTTCCTCAAGGACGCCGAGACGAACCCCGCCTACGCCGTCAAGTGGGCAGACGGGATGATGACGATGCAGTACGTCTACGAGTGCTGGCTCATCCTTCAGAAGCACCTCGCCCGCGTCGGCGTCGATGGCGGTTTCGCCACGAAGCGTGAGGCCGTGCAGGCTTGCTACGAATACCTCATGGACGACCTCATGATGAGCATCGGCGGCGGGCAATCGACTTGCCTACTGACCCGCTGCGACCACAACTGCAAGCAGGTCGGCTACAAGCGAGGGCTGGAAGATATCCGCCCCCTGCTCCGCAGCAAGCTGATCGACGCCTGACCGATTGTTTGGATACCCGACTACCCCCTTTCACGGAGACACGACCATGACCAGCCAGACCAAGTTCGACTTCAAGAAGATTCAAGACGCGATTCGGATGCTCGCCCGCGACGATCAGCGGACGCGGCTCACGACCAAGATAGGCGACAACCCCGCCGCCGTCGATGCGACTCTCGCTCTCATCGAAAACCTGTGTGCCGTGATCCGGCAGCAGGAGGGGCTGGTGGTCGAGGACATTGCGATCGGCTGATTGTTCGGACTGCCAAACACCCAAGCAACGGAGACACGACGATGTGCGAGAGCCAATACCCAACTGCTCGGCTTACCAGAGATGGCGAAGGCTACAAGACACGCGACGGCAAGTACCGAATAGTTCGCGACACCTGCGCCGACATTGGAAGCAGCAATGCGGGTTGCTACAAGACTTGCTGGCACGTCTATCGCGGCGATGAGCGTATCGCCAAGTTCCTTGACACGCTCCGCGAGGCCCGCGTCGAAGTCGCCTGCGATATGGAGCGATGCCCCGACCAGCACCTGTGCCGTCACGGCATCGACAACTGACGACATGCGGCACGACCGCGTTGGCCGCGCCGCTGGACTGATTGTTTAGGTTCGGAAACTAACGGAGGACTCTGATCATGGCTCACGAAATTGACTTCACGACGCAGGCTCAAGGCTCTGCGATGTTTGCTTATCAGCCCGCATGGCACGGGTTCGGCACGGTGGTCAGCGAGGCACAGACCTCGGCCGACGCCCTGCGGATCGCCGGGCTGGATTGGGACGTTCGGCTGACCGACCTTGCCGCCGACATGGGCGAGACGGCCGACGAGCGGTACTTGCCGATCAGCACGCACCGGGCGACCTACCGGGCCGACACCGGCATGGCTCTGGGGGCCGTGGGGCTGCGGTACCAGCCGCTCCAGAACCGCGAAGCGTTCGCCTGGATGGACGAGGTGGTAGGCGGCGACAATCCGCTCGCCATGTGGCACACCTGCGGCTCGCTGCGGCAGGGCCGCAAGGTCTGGATGCTGGCCAAGCTGCCCGGCCACGTCGAGGTGACCGACCGTGACGTGCTGGAGAAGTACGTTCTCATCACCAACAGCCACGACGGCACCGGCGCGGTGCGGCTGTTTCCGACCTCGGTGCGGGTGGTCTGTGCGAACACGCTGCGGCTCGCCATCGGCATGGCCGACAAGGCCAAGAACGCTGACGGCTTGCCGCTCGGCCTCAAGCTGTTTCACACGGCGGGCGGCCTGTCCCGCCGCGTGGAGAAGGCACGCGAGTGCCTCGGCGTCATCAACAACTGCCATGAGGGCTTTGGCCTCGCGGCTCGGCAGATGATGGCGAAGTCGGTCTCGACGCAACAGGTGTCCGACTACTTTGGCGATCTGGTGGGCAACCGCAGCGACAAGAGCCGGGCCAAGCTGGTCACCGCCTTGTGGGACCGGTTCGCCATGCCGACCAACGAGGGCGGGCACGGGGCAAACGTCTGGACGGCCTACAACGCCGCGAGCGAGTGGGCCGACCACGAGTTGCGTGTCACCGGCAAGGGTGACGTCCGTGCTGAGCGAAAGTTTCGCAGTGTGTTGTTCGGCTCCTCGCACGCCTTCAAAGAGCGTGCCTGGGCCAATGCGATCGAGTTGGCGGTCTAGTCCTCCGCCAGACGCCGCGTAAGCGGCAGTCGCCGGGGTGAGCGGTTTCCTCCGTTCCCCGCTCACCCCGGCTCTCTTTTTTCAACGAACGGAAGCAAGGAGAGTTGGCAATGACAGTAGACACAGGCACCACGCTGTACCGGGCATACATCGGCCTCTCGCCGGGCGTGAATTGGATCGAAACCGCTGAGGTCAGCGGGGTCGTGGTTGACGCCAAGCCCCTTCTGCGGATGCACGGCCGCAACGATTTCCTGGTGGCGTG